GGGGGGGTGCCCGGTTTTGTCGTGACCGTTCCAGCCTGTACCACCCGAACAACTGAACGCCTGCCTCTCGGTTCTGCAAGGAACCTCCCGTTCAATCCTCGAACTCTAGTTCTGCTGCCGGTTCGTCCCGGTGTCGTTTCTTTTTGTCACTTTTCAACGCCCTGTCTATCCAGTACTTTTTTTCTTTGCTGGATTCGTCCAGGACTTTTATCAGGTCGTCGTTGTCCTTCCTTAGTTCTAGCACCTTGCCTGCTAGGCGCTGATTGTCCTCCCTTGCCTGTTCTAGCAGGTGGCTGAGCAGCTTTATCTGCCCGTCAATGTCCGCCATCGCTTCCTTCTTCTGCCGTTCGCGGTAGGCCTTTTGCTTCTCGGCTGGCGTCATCGCCGCGCCGGTTGCTGGCCGACCGCGCCCGCGCTTCGGCTGTTCCAGGGTGAGCAATTGGGTTTGCTTTTCCAGGTGGTCGATCATGCTGCACGCTCCAGGGCTTCATTGATTGCATCGTTGATGAGTCCTGCCCAGTTTGCATAGCTCACCTGGCTCCCGTTCCAGAATGCCGCCAGCAGCCAATATGCACGCTGTGAAAGCTCGTTCCATTCGTCCAGGTTTCTGCATGACTCGATAGCCAGCAGCAGCGCGCTAGCGCGCGAGTCGTTAAGTTCCAGGTCTTGCATGTTGTAGATTTCGGCTGGGTCGATCATTGCACCGACTCCAGCAGCTCCAATGCTTTAAAGGCGCTTAAATCGTTAAAATCTTCGCCGGTTTTGTGGTCGTGAACACCGATTATCGGCAGTCCGCCGTTCCATTCGACCCAGGTCCAGAACCTGCGCTCTGAGTAGGACGGCCAATGGAATGAGGCCTGCTCTCCCGTGCGTGCCTTTTCGATAACTGCTGCCAGCTTGTCCCAAGGATCGTTTTTCATTTCGGTAACTCCGTTTCGTTTGGCTTGGTGTAATTATAGTCACGTTACCAATAACATGCTAGCGGTAACGTTACCAATAATCTACCGTTCGTCGGCTTTATCGTAACGTTACTTTATATTCCCTGCTGACCTCGACCTGCCCGCAGGGCATTAGTCGCCTGCACGTCTTGACCTGCTGCCGTCACTACCTGGGCGACGACACCCGCGCAGCGGCCAATCTCCAGCCAACAAAAAAGCCCCCAGCGATGCCATAGGCACCTCAGTAGCTTTCGCGTGCTTCGTTCGATCCGGCGACAGCGACGGCACTTCGCGCTGATTACCGCTTTTGCTTCCTTGACGATCCGTCCCGTTGTGCATTCCAGCCGCCGACTAGGCAAGGACTGCGCAGCGGTCCAGGGCGTAGCCTTGCTTTTAATTCTCGGTGGCTTTTTCTACTTGCTGGGTGTACTTTTCGCAGGCCAAAAAAAAACGCGCTCCCCCTTTACCAGCAGAAAACGCGCCCTTCGACAGTCGCGATATTAGGTGTAAAGGACGGCAAGCGCAAGACCGAGGTTTTGCTGTGTCCGCCAAAAAAAGCACTTACGTTCCGCCGCTTTCTGATTTTGATTTCCTCTCCCCGTCCCAGCTTCGGGACGCAATTGCTAAACGCGCCGCTGCTGCACTCAGCCGCGAAGCGGCGCAGGGCGCCGAAGGCGCCGGGCTTGTCCATATAAAAACAAGTCAGACGCCGCCCGTTTTTAAAGCTTCTGCCCTTGAGCCTTTAAAAATTGTTGCCGTGACTTCCTGTCCTAGCGGTATCCCAAAATCCCGCGAACATTTGACTCCGGGTATTTTTCCCGCTTCCTGCTTTCCATCCAATGCCGCAGCTTTCGAGATTGACCGCGATCTAATGCGGCTCAAGCGTCTAAAAAAGAATGTGATCACTTCGGCACGCCTTCACTCTCGCGAGGTTTCCAGGGGGACAAAGGCTCTAATGGTCACTTTGACGTATGCGGATGAATGCGAATGGTCGCCTAAGCAGATCGCCCGCTATCTCGACTGCGTCAAGCAATGGCTGAAGCGTAAGGGGCACCCGTGCCGGTACGTGTGGGTCTATGAGCTGACCAAGCGGGGCCGGCCTCACTATCACGTTCTTTTCTGGTTGCCTAAAGGGTTGACCATGCCAAAAGCGGATAAGCGCGGCTGGTGGCCTTGGGGTCTTACCCGTACTGAGTGGGCGGGCAATGCCGTGGGCTACCTCGCAAAATATGCCAGCAAGGGCAAAGACTCGGATCAGGTTATTCCAAAGGGCGTGCGCCTCTATGGTGTTGGCGGTCTTACTCTGCACTCCCGCCGTGAGCGTGCATGGTGGAATCTGCCGGTTGGTGTTAGGCGTTGGGGATTTCCCCTATCTCGCTGGCGTCGATGTCCTGGTGGCGGTTGGGTTTCCGGCTCTGGCGAGTGGCGCCCTTCTCTTTGGGTGGTTCAGTTAATTGGAGGGCGAACTTTTGTTTTTCCACGTCCTGAACCCACGCCAGAACCATTTGATGCGTTGCTTCGAGCATTGAAACCTTGGCCTCTGTGCACGCTATTTTGAAGCGCATGTGCAGGTTTTCATCGTCTAGTTTGAGCGTCTTCACGCTGTCTGCTCCTTGTTTTTTTGTAGATTCTGGCCTTTTTTGACAAAAAAACTGTGTTTTCTTCGAGAAAAAAATTGACTTTTTTTGCCGGCGTTTCTACATTTCGCCTTGTTGTTTTTTCTACTTTTCCGCTTTTCTATTTATGCGAGGTTTTACATGATCCGAATTGAGATTGAATCGACCAAGCTCAACCAGCGTTCCGGCGTTTCTAAAGAGACTCAAAAGCCCTATTCCATGCAAGAACAAATGGCTTTGATGTTCCGACAAGGCGAGCGTTATCCGGAAAAAATCAAGCTGACGCTCGACAAGGACTCAGCCGCTTACCCTGTCGGCCACTATATGCTTTCCGATGAAAGCTTCGAGCTGTCCCGCTTCTCGGGTATCCAAATTCGCCCGCGCCTGATTCCGATGGCATCCGCCGTTGCTGAGATCGAGGCGTTCCTTTTGACGCTCAAGCAAAAGGCATCTGCCTGATGTTCTGGCCCCTCGTCGAAACTCTCTTTATTGCCGGCGCTGGCCTTTGGGTGATCGCCTGTCTTGGTTCCGATGTTCGGGCTAAACATCGCCCATTTTTAAACTGAGGCTTCTTGCATATGCCTGAGTCTCTGCAAGTTTTGACGGTAGAAGGAGTTATCTCTGTGTATACCGCAGGAGTATTGCTCACCATTGCTGGTTATATGATGGGCATGCACATCGGCGTCGCTCTTGGCGTCATTCGTAAAATTTAATTGGAGTAACAAACATGGATGCAATCCTAGCTGCTGTAGATTTGGCCGGCGTTTCTACTTGGGTGATCGCTTCGGGCGTTCTGATTATCGGCATCGCAATGGCGTTTAAAGGTATCGACCTTGGCAAGCGCGGCGTTAAAAAGGCTTAACTGCCTGGGAGGGGGGCAGCAATGCCCCTTTCGTTAATTATGGAACAACTAGCGATTACCTCAGCCGACATAGCCTTGCTAGGTTATTCGCTTGTATTCATCGGCGGGGTTATAGGCGGATGGTCATTTATACTCGGTATGCAACAGCGGTTTTAATCGCAACCTTTCTTTTTGGCAGTGCACAAGCTGCTACTCGTACAGGCTTCAATCCTTCCGGCGCTTCCGTTATCTCACAAGCGCCAAGCTCTGGAACTATCACACTCCCTGACGGCGGTTTAGGTTTGGTCGGTCCCGATCGTTACTATGAACTTCAGCCTGGACAGGGATTTACTGGCGGTCAATCTGTTGGCCCGACTATTCGCCCGGCACCTGTTAGCACTGTAGGCCAGCCCCAGTTTCCCTATGGCCCAGCCGCTGCACTTCCCAATGAAAAAATCCCTGGCACTGTAAAAATCCCAGTTAAACCTGAGGTCAAGGTTACTAAGCCGAAGCTCATCACTGCCTTGAAAAATGGTCTCAAGGCTAATCCTGGCGCCATCGCAATGCAGGTCGCTACGGGCGCTGCCGTTGCTGCCGTTGGCTGGGTTATGTCTGACGATCAGACCAAGCTGCAAAAGAAGGAGGACACGGTCGGCGGGCTTCCTGTTGGTGGTACTGCTGAATTTTCTCCTATTGCTATTTGTGGTGTTCTTCCAGCATCCCAAACAATGGGCAAAATTACTGTCGTCAAGGATTCTGGTGTCACTTATGCGGTCTATGTTGGCCCGTATAATAGTTCGCCTTCCGGTTATACCTTAAACAATAACTGTACCCAGCAATGGTTAGGCTATAACTATAATGCCAACGGCAATTGGCCTCAGTCTGCGCATAAGGTTATTTCGGTAGATGAAATTGTTTCACTAAAAACAGACCTTTCTGACTCTGACTTTGCAGCTATTGATCCCTGGGCGAACGCTCAAAGCGCTGCTTGGTTCACCGATATGATCAAAGAGGTTTGCTTAGGTTCTCTCAAGCCTCAGGCTTGTTTCAATGAGATGAAAGAAGGCAGCAAACTTTCTGGCCCTGCGTCCATTGCTGGGCCGTCTGTCACTAAAACTGGCACTTATACAAAGCCTGACGGTTCAACTGGAACGACTAGCAGCGTAACCACTACAAACTATACGTTTAACTATGGTGACAACTATTTCGACACCAAGACGACCACAACCACAACTAACACAATCGACGGTGCCGTCACTTCTACTGAAACGGTCGAGGACACAAGCACGCCAGATGAACTTGCCGATGACCCGGCCCAGGAAGAAGAAGGGGAAGAAACATATACTTTCAATGATTCTGACTTGCCGGCAGTCGAACCTTTTTACACTCAAAAGTATCCAGACGGCTTCCAGGGCGTTTGGGACTCTGCCAATACTGACTTTGAACAAAGCGCGTTCGTTTCGTTCTTAAACTCGTTTGTTCCTTCGTTTTCCGGTTCTTGCCCCGCTTTTTCTATGTCTTTTGCAATTGGTGGTGTTGCTAATCTCGGGACTCATGGTTTCGGGAATCTTTGTTACGCCTTAGATTTCGTCAAAGTGTGCATCATGCTTGGTGCTTTGTTCCTGTGTCGCGCAATCGTTTTTGGTGGTTGATATGGCAGGAATCTTTCAGTTTTTCACCAGCCTCCTAAAGAAATTCACCGACCTCTGCGCGTGGTTCCTGAGCGTTTTTAAACAGGTATTTATCGACCTCTGGAACATGGTTACGGATGTTTTTTGCTGGGGTTTTGAAAGCGTCCTGGCCATTGCGTCCGGTGCTCTCAATGCGATTGACATTCCTTTCAACCCTCAGACCTATTACGCGATGGTTCCGCCTGAGGCCGCCAACATGCTTGGTTACATCGGCATCACTCAGGCGCTCACTATGGTCGTTTCTGCGCTGTTGATTCGCTTCACTCTCCAAACCATCCCGTTCGTTCGCTGGGGGTCGTAATGCAAAATTTGATCGTTGGTAAATCAGGCTCCGGCAAGGGTTATGAGGTCTGCGCTTTCCACATCCTTGTGGCGCTCACCCAGGGCCGCAAGGTGATCACCAACATGCCGCTCAACTTGAAAAAATGGGCGGCCATTGATCCTTCTTTCCCTGCTCTGATTGAAATGCGCAAGCGTGCCCTGCCGATCCGTGGAACCTGGGAACCAACGCGCGAGGAGGGGGCCTTTAACTTGTTCGAGGACGTGGGCCGAGTAGTTCAGCCGCCTGCAACTGCAAGGCCATTTGCCGGCGTTTGGGATTACTTCGATACTTGGCGTCACCCTGAAACGGGTACTGGTGCGCTTTTCGTAATTGATGAGGCCCAGAACGTCATTCCTCGCGGCAGAACATCGACGGACGTTGAGGAATGGTCTGCCCTTCACCGTCACTTTGTTTGCGACGTGCTGTTTATGACTCAGAGTTACGGCAAGCTCTCCCAGGCGATCCGCGATAATATTCAGATGGTCTATCGGCTGACAAAAAAGGTCGCCTGGGGCCAGCCAAATAAGTACATCCGCAAGGTTCAAGACGGTATCCGGGGCGAGGTTCTCAACGTCACCGAACGTACCTACAATCCTGCCTACTTTGGCCTGTGGGTCAGCCAGACCCAGGGCGGCAGCGGCGAGGAATTTGCCGCCAATGACATCGTGCCACTGTGGAAGCACTGGTCTTTCAAGGGTGCTGCAATCTGTGCCGGCCTGTTCGTGTGCTTGGTCGTTTTCAACCTCAACCGCGAGCCTAAAAAGGCACCTGTGGCTAAGCCTGTGCAGAATCAAACGCAAGATCAGCCTGCCGTCACTGTGCATCAGCCGCCGCCACCTATCGAAGCTCAGCCTCGTGGCCCTCAGCAGAAAATGCATCCCTACGATGGCAGCACCATGCATCTGCAAGGCGTCGTCTACAGCAAGCTCCAGCGCGAGGGAAAGGAGGTCGAATATCTGACTGGTTACGTCGCTATCGCCCAAAATGGCCAGCCCGTCACACGGGTCAGTTTTACCGATCTTCGGACGGCTGGTTATGACATTGAATACCGATCACCCACGGTGATTTCAGTCGGCTTCAAAGGTTATGACGTTGGATACGTTGTGGCCGATCTGCCTCAAGTTTCTCTTGGCTCGAAACTCCCAGCCGCAGAAATAGCGAAACGATGAAACCGGGGGGGCACCCGCTAGCGGGGGGGTGCCCGGTTTTGTCGTGACCGTTCCAGCCTGTACCACCCGAACAACTGAACGCCTGCCTCTCGGTTCTGCAAGGAACCTCCCGTTCAATCCTCGAACTCTAGTTCTGCTGCCGG